CCGCAAGCAAAGAATTTTCCCTATTTCTTCTTATAGCACAGCTAATGTAGCTCAACGGTAAATTGGGGCTCGACACTATTTTTCTATCACTAAAGTTTGCATGATTCACAATCAGCATCTTCGTATTCTTCTACTTGTGCAGTTTGTGACGGTGTTGCTTCTACGTCTGCTTTAGCACCTTTCTTGTTGATCAAGCTATAGTAGAATGTTTTCAATCCCCATGCATGTGCTTGCATTAAATTCTTAGCAATTAGTGTTGTTGGTACTTTACGATCTGCCCAGTGTGCTGGATTGTAGAATGTATTAGTACTAATACTTTGATCTACATAGGCCGCAATAACAGCCGCAGTTTTCAAGTAAGCATCACAGTCTTTTTGTTCCCACATCAATTGATATTTGTTTTTCAATTTATGATATTCTGGAACTACTTGAATAAACGAGCCTGCTTTACTTTCTTTAACTGAAATCAAACTCATTGGCATTTCAATACCGTTAGTTGAGTTAATAACAACACTAGAACTTTCGACTGGTGCTACAGCCATTAAAGTAGCATTACGCACACCATATTGTTTAACATGTTCACGTAGGCCTTCCCAATCCAACTCTGGAGTAAAGTCAGCAAGTTCATTAACGCCATTAGCACGTAGTTCCCATGGAAAAATACCCTGTCCATAACGTGTCTTAGCTGAGTCTAAACAAGCACCGCGTTCACGTGCTAGTTCTGTAGTTGCTTCTGTTAGATAAAATGCCTGATGCTCCATCCATGATTTAACTTCTTGTAGGGCATCCTTTTCACCGTATTTAAAGCTACGTTTAGCATGCCAATAGGCCAAGTTAGTAATACCAATACCCAAAGGTTGGATTTCATCGTTGCTTAACTTAGACTGAATAGATAAAAAGTCTTGATAGTCTAAGATATTACATAGGCTACGTTGTAGAATACGGCAAGCACGGCGCATGTCTTCTGGGTTACGGAAAGCACCCCAGTTAATTGACCCAAGTGTGCAAAGAGCAATACGGCCACTATCATCATCGAGACGCTTAAATGGTTTAGTAGGCAATAAAATCTCACAGCAAAGATTACTTTGATAGATAGTATGATATTCCGGATCAAACGGTCCTTGGTTCATTACATTGTCAATAAACACTAGATAGATACGTCCAGTATCTGTGCGCTCTTTTAAGATACCGCCTTTGAATACTTCTTCTGCCGACATTACTTTCTTACGTAGACCGCTTTTCTTTTCATACTTAACATACAGTTCTTCAAACAGTTTAGCATCTTTGTAAAATGCTTCATATAGGTCAGGAACTTCATTAGGATCAAAGAATGTTATGTTTTCTTTGTTTTTGAAGCGTCTCCAGAAGAACGCCGACAATACGACACCATAGTCCATGTGACGAACACGAGTTTCTTCAGTGCCCTGATTATTTTTAAGCACAATAAGATCATCAAACTGGTGATGCCATATTGGATAAAACACAGTAGCTGACGCATTTCTAATACCACCTTGTGAACATGAACGTAAATCACCAAACCACTTCTTAAGGAAAGGAATCATACCCGTGTGCATGATTTCCCCGCCTCGTATAGGACTTCCCAATGGACGTAGTCGACCTATCTCTAGACCAATGCCAGCACGTTTGCTAGCATACTTGGCCATCATTTCTCCTGAAGCAAAGATGCTATCCAAGTCGTCATCACTGCGAATAAGCACGCAAGAGCTGAATTGTTTTGTTGGAGTGCCCAATCCAGCAAGCACAGGAGTAGCAAGAGTAAACAAACCATCACTAGCCGCATTGTAATATTCCTTGATAAATTTTAATCTTTGATTTGTTTCTTCTTTGTGCATGACCGTTGCGGCTGCAATCATATAACGAATTTGTGGAGTTTCATAAATTTGTTTGGTACTGCGGTTACGCACAAGGTATTTCTCGATTAATTGTTCAATCGCAGCATATGAATACTCTTCGTCTTTTGCATGGTCAAGAAGATCATTCATCTTGTTCCATTCTTCTTCTGTGTACCACGTAAGCAACTCTTCTGTGTATAATCCTGTGGCCACATTAGTCTTAACAATTTCGTATAGGTGCGGAGGATTATAGTCACCGTAGACATCTTTACGCAGCATGCTCAGACGCTGTTTACCTGCTACATACTGATAGTTTACATGCCCAACATCTGGATTATGTTCTACGTCAATAAGATCAACAATAGCTCGAAGTGTTAGTTCATCAATTTCTCTAGTGCTGATACCATCGTAGAAGTGTGGCTGTGCTTTGATCTCAATCATACTCTGACTGACATCTGCAATACCTGCACATATTTTAGTAACCTGCGCTTGCCATTTGCTAACGTCTAAAGGTACACGTGCTCCACTGCGTTTAGTGACTTGAATGTTGCTCAACTTGAATGCCTCTTTTTAATATTTGTTTAATGCTAAATCTATACTTGAATATTGATACAGTAATTTTAACTGCTTTTTTTCTATTTCATTTGTATTTACTATCGCGTAAGGATAGAAATTAAGAATATATTTTCCATCAGCTAACCAAGCTACATTGCTTCGCTCTTTGGTTTGATAGTCATAATAGACCCGAATCTCAGGATTTAAATTTTTATGACTAGTAAAATATATAGTATATACTATTCCTAGAGCTTTTGCAACGTCGCAATAGTAATTTTCGGCTAACAATGTCCATGGATCTGGCCATTCTGTGGTATCATCTGGAGTCAAATAATACCCTACTCCCGGAGCTCGACTCCAGAATTGATTTAAACATTCTACAGCTTGTTCTATAGGCAAAGTGTCTAATGTTCGGCGAAGTTCTTTCCACTGCGTCAGTCTATCATTAACTCGCAGATTCCAAAAATTTTCCAACATATTATGCTGTCGCGATAGTGTAAGTTAGGTTTGCTGAAAACCCGGTGCTGGTTGTTGTGTATGTTACTGCTACATTGGTACCATAGGTAGTAAACCCAAATGTAACTCCTGTATTAGCAGTCTCATCATATTCATCATCATAAGTAGCAGTGCCGTTATAATTTGTTATTTTGAGTGTACCAACACGTGCTGTGGTATTTCTAACAATATTATAATTAATTCTAGCCGGAATCATTGATTGAGTAATAATTCCCGTGTTGCCTGAAGAATTATCTGCTAATACCACTGTCGCAGGTGTTATGCTAGCGATAGTTGATTGAATTGTAGCAATATTGGCTTGTATATTAGCAATGTTGCCTTCGATGATGGCTATAGCCATTTCAGTTTGGCCAGCACTGAATTCAGTAAGCAATTCAGTAACTCCGCCTGGGTTAGGGCTACCTTCAGCTGATGTTCCATTACCAATATACAGTTGTCGTGTGTCGATACTCCAGCCTAACTCGCCGCTGTCTAATTGTGGGAGTTGTTCGTTATATCCACGTCTTACTTGTATTTTTGAAATTTGTATAACAGCCATGTTCTCAACCTTAACTATATTTTATATTTAGCTGAGTTTGTAATACTGTTCAACTCTTTCTAACCACTTGTTAGTCCACTTTTCCCACTCCGCACCTTCTACAGTCCACGTTTGAAATTCAAATGCTTGGCTACACATTAGGATAACACCCTGTTGTATATTAGTGCCGTGTGTTTCATTGTGAGCTAGTCCGTAGGCACATAACTGGAGGAAATAGTCTTCAATCCACTCAGTTTTCTTAGGTTTATTGGTCTGTTTATAGTCAATAATGGCAGGTTTTGACTTGTAAATTCCGCAGGCGTCAGTAGTACCAGCGTAGAGTCCTTCGACGTATAAAGGCACTTCTATGCCCCACATTTCATCTACATGAACTAACCCTTGCTTGACAATTTCCTGTGCCATTTTGTGGCTTTGTATGCTATAGGGATTAGTACCGGGCTCGCCCATTTCACGATTATTCTTTACATAGTCTTCTAACCACTTGTGCATACGTGTGCCACGGTTAGCGGCTTCTGTGGTAATTTCCTGTGCTTTCTTTTCGCCTACACTTTTACGCCAATTGTTAAGTGCTTCTACTTTTTCTCTGGGTTTGGTCTTGTCTAAGATTGTAGTAACACTAGGAACTTTGTTACCACCGGGGGTTGCATATAAACGTTTGCCTTCTACGCTTTCACGTAAGATGGGAGTATAGTTGTATTTTTGTATGAGCATCTATTAAGTATAAGAGGTTAATCTAATAATGTCAACGATAAAATCGTATTTCTTGTTCAGTTACCTGCGGAGTGAACTCAGGTTTAGATAAATTATCTTTAAAATCTCCAAGAGCGGCATGCCACTTAAGGTCTTGTGGACAAAATTCGCACTGTGCAATAGGTGTATCTTTGGTAATTAAAAACTGTTCTAGATCATATTCACTACAGTCAACAGACAAAGGCTTATAGCTATATAATAACTCGCGTTGTCTACTATCCATCCTTAGATCAAATTGTTGGTCAAAGTCAGGCAAATTACTCATAGCAGGGCATTTATACAATTTACCTTGATACATAGTATGATCATGTTTCATATCGCAGGCGTTAAATGCCGCTTGCACGTCACTGTTGTGTAATATCCAATGATCATCTTCTTTGATTATTGTGCTTTGATGAAATGTATATGCATCTATTTCACCTGCATGATATTTCCATTTGGCTTTTAGTTCATCTGCTGTTGCTGGGTTGTGCAGACTTAGCCCGAATCCCACTCGATATTTGTCCCAAAAGGTCAAATGTTCTGGACGTTGATATGTGCCATTAGTCTGCACCATTATAACAGCTTCAGGCCATAGTCTACGTAAATTCATAACCCATAGTTCTAAATCAGGATTTAGAGTGGGTTCACCACCAATGATCACCATACGTGGAAGATCTAATCGTTTGGCCCATGCTTCATACACTTCTGCATGATCAGCCCAATATTGATGACCTTTGAAATTATTGTCATTAAATCGGTTACAACCTCGACAGGTTAGGTTACAGACATTTGTTATATAAAATTCTACTACTGGAAATAAACGAATCATCTAGTATTTAATACTAGAATCCTGCGGCACCGCGTTTTTTAGCTGCCGAGTTAGCCATGTCACTGACTGTGTCTACTGGAGCAGTTGTTGCATCTCCACTAGAAGTGTTGGTTATTGTACCACCTGCATCATCTTCGTCACCACCAAGACCAATTGGTTGTAGTTCAACATAGTCTTTATTGAAGCTTTTGATAATGTTTTTTATTGCTGGATTTTCTTCATTAGCGGCCACAAGTGCATCGTAGTTAAATGTTCGATCTGTGTTAATCACAAGATTAATTAGACTTTGTGTGCTAATTTTTGGTGAAGTTTCTTTGTCTTTATATCTATGGCGGATCAACTCCAGAGCCGTTAATAGGTTGTTCTCTGGAGTGTTACCTTTGATATTTTCAAATTCGTATAAACGCACGATTAACGCTTTTCACGGCCTAATGATTCAGCACCACCAACTGCGGCATCACTTGCAGCAAATCCGTCAGTTTCTGGTTCTTCTTCTTGGTCAAAATCGCTACCTGGTTCTGGAGGTAAATCAGCACCGCCCATGCTTGGAGCAGGAGCAGGAGCACCACCAAGGTTCATTGGATTGTCAACTTGCTCGCCTGATAAAATGCGCACACCTTTATCAACCCCTTCACGTGCTTGTTGTAGATTTTGCATTAGTGCTTCCAATGTACCACCAACTGCTGATTTAAATCCATCAGCTTGTTCTGAACCAATTTGGTCACGAATGCTGTCTAATAATTCAGGCAATTGCTCATTTTGCATTTTACCGACTTTTTCGATAGCATCCTGAACGCTGTCTACCATATTACGGGCAGCTAATAACACTTCCGCATTACCAACTTCACCTTCGTTAAGTTGTGTGCGACGTTCTTCAAGCCATGAATTTAGGCTTTCACGAACTGTTAATAGTTGCATATAACGTGGGTTACGTTCTGCTGTGTGTAGATCGATACTACGACGGATTTTATTTAAATTAACTGTGATTGTTTCGCTAAGGCGTTCTGCTTTTTCAACAGTTAGGTTGTCAAAATCAATAGCAAAACCGAAACGGCTTTCCATTAATTTGTTAACCTTTTTGGCTGACGTGCGGGCCATTTCTGTAATTTTCATGGGTCAAATTCCTGTTTAGACTTTAGTATTATTTATGTTTTCTTTGCAAAGTTGACATCTTTTAATTTATACGGTCCTCTTGTTTTACCAAGATGTGCAATAGATTGTTTCTTTCTTGTTTCTTCAGAGACATTACGTTTAGCTGTAGAATATTTTAATTTAGCTTCTTCTGTTCTTATCTTACCTTTATTACCTTGACTAATTTTACGCTTAGTTTCTTCAGAATGTGGTTTTCTAGGATGTCCTGCGTTTGATTTTCCTTTTTTAGCGTCGGATATCTTTTTTTTAGTTTCTTCAGTTATAATTTGTTTAGCCCTAGCTGCTCTTAATTTAGCTTTGTGTTCTTCGGATAGCGGTTTTCTTTTTTTAAATTTACGCTTTTGCCCCGGATGCCATCCATCTATACCATTTTCTTCAATTAAATTTGCCCAATTGTTAGACTCTATTATATTATTCTCTTTTGAAAATTTAAGAGCAAACTCTATTAATGACTGTTTATCATCGAATAATTTACACCACACTGTGGTTATTTCGTTGCCGTGATGTTTTAAATGATCGTTCCAATATTTTCCAGAGCCTTTATACTTTTTTGGATCTTTTGCTGTTGTTTTTCCAAAATACTTTAGCCCAGTTAAATCATGTTGTTTAACATATAGCCAAGTTGGTTTAAATTTAGTATTCATATAACTATTTAGTCACTGAGAACGATTTAGCCAGATTCAAATTTTTCTTAATTTCTTGTTTTGTGCTGGCGATACGTTGCATTACTTCTAGATAGCGGTTCGAATAATATTCTTCATTCCAGCTATCTCCAGTATCTTGTGCTTTCTTATAGCGTTTACGATATAAGGCCGCATCAAACTCTAATCTATTTAGTAAGCCATCATTGTCCTTGATATTGATTGCTAATTGTATTTGTTGTTTGTGCATGGCTATACAGTAAAATATAGCATCCTTGCGATTAAAGAAATCAAATATCTGTTGTTCTTGCTCTACTACTCGCCAACATTTGTCATTGATCTTAACCACACGATACTTACCCACCAGAACATCACTGCCAATTTGGTAACAGAAAGGCAATTCATCAGTGGACTGTGCTAGATTAGATAATTCGGTTTGGGTAAATCGACGTATCTTTTCTACATCAAACTCAGCGGATGCGTTTTTTGTAGTAGATTTTACCGGCTTCATTTGTTCGAAGTAAAACATCTTTGCTAGTTAAATGATTTGCAATCACTTGTTCGCGTTCATTGAGGTGTGCTTTGGCAATAGGAGTTTCACCAACAAAACGTTTAAGAAGTTCTTTCTCTTCGTTGTTTATTGGCAATAAAACATGATTAGTTAATTCGACGATCTTCATGCAAGTATTTAGCTTACTTAAACATCAGATGTCCAAGAATTCCCAGAAGTGCAGTAAGTGTTACACTTAAGATAGTGACTATAATGCTAACAGACTGTTTACCTCTGCCTTCAAATTTGTCGTCTAGGCTTTCCTTGATGCCAACTAAATAGCCTTCAAGTTTATCCATACGATGTTCAAGATTAGATAGTTTAGTTTCCAAGTTACTGTACCTTACGGCACATATTTCAACGTGGGCTTCTAGACTCTCTTTTTCAATCTGTGACGGTGCTGTCATTTCGCTTTCCTAAGTAAGCGATGCTTTCTCTCGATGAGCCTTAATGTGTGCCTTAATATGTGCCTTAATGAATGCCTGTAGCATCAAATATATTTAGTCGGGGGTCTAAAGGTATAAAGTATATGTTTTTACTTGGGCCCGATGTATAAAATAATGGGAGTTCTGGCTCGGCAGTTTCAGTTAGGCCTAGAATAATAGGAGTAAGTTTAAAATCACTCTTTAATAGACCAAAATGATCAAAGTTGTCTTGATACACATCTGCGTAGTCTACACTAAATTTCCATGACCACACTCGGTGTTTACCAGTGTAGCCTATACCAAAATTATTTTTAAAATAAGTAACATCTTCAAACAATGTCATTGTTTCTAATACAATCGGCTGTGTTCGTAGACTTAAAATTTGCAACACAGTTTCCCAATTACGCTGTTGGTTCCGTGCTAGTTCAACTTCGGGAGAATATGAAGTTTGTCCTGTTGGGGTTATGTCTACTAGAGTGTAGCCTTGATATGTATATCTTTGATCATTCACTCAGTATTTATAGCCAATAAAAAAGGCCCTTAAAAAAGAGCCTTTTTAAATTCAATTGCTAATTGTTTAGATTAGTATGTGAATGCTGAAACGATAGTACCAACAACACCTGAACCGTTAACTGTAGTGTTAGCGTAACCTTGTAAGCTATATGCGCCAGTAGTAGCTGGTAAGTCAGCTAATGTGCGACCAGTGATAGCAACACGGAATTGTGCGTTGTTAGTTGTTGGGTCACCTAATAACTCGATAGAACCAACATATTCAATTGCTTGAACTAAGTTGCTGTATGTGCTGTAAACTACGTATGGGTTAACACCAACGTTAGCACCAGTCCATAAGCCACCTGATAATACACCAGAACCAACTACTGTGTAGTGTTGTAAAGCACGACCAGTGATTGTTAAGTTACCGTTTAATCCGTCTGTTGGTTGAGCGAAACCGTCAACACGTTGAATGGTTGTATATGCCATTTTAATATCTCCTAAAAATTGTGCGCATTGCGCATACTATTATTTAGTCTATCTGTAGAAAATTAACCAAGTATATTATTTGTTTAAGAAATTAATGCGACTAAATGCCAGGCGATCTACTAGTTTAACAGCACCACCGTCGTGCCCAATAGCAACAAAGCCTTCAGGACTAGTTACTTTGTAACCATCTGCGGTCTTTTGGAATGTACCGATGCCTTCTACTTGTGACAGCTTGCGCAATAACATACCTTTTAATTCTACAATACGTTTGTAAGTAGCCAAGACCCCTATTAGGTTATTTGAATTATCAGCGATCCACTGTTCTTTAGCTTTGATCTTTTCGACGCGGTTCTTAGCAACACGGCTAGTAGGATCTTCTACATCTTTCATCATTTCACTATTATAGTGCGCAATAAAGTCTTTCAAGAATAGTGTAGGTTCTACAGCATGACTGCCGGCACGCACCATCTTATTAATAAATGGTTTAACCATACGGCCAAATTCTTTATCACCCAAGATAACATCAAATCGTTGTTGCCCAATCTTTTCCATTGTGGTTTTCGTTGCAGTTAGATATTGTTGTATCTTATTATTTTCACTTGGAGTTAGGCTAGCAATACCTGTGTAGTCTTTGTATGTAGCATCATCAAACCACACTGCTTTAGTTTGATTATATCCACTTACATTAACTCCAAAAGATGCCTGCATGTCTTGGACTGTTTCACCGCCACTGTAGGTAGTGTGGAATATAATACCTATTTGTGCTTGACTAATACGCTGTCCTAGGTGACTGTTTACTGGTACTGCATAGGTAATAGTATTAGGAGTAAACACATAACAATCTTCATCATTAACATTTACTGTGGTAACTTTACCAGGTGTAAACATCAAATCACCTTGCACTACTCCGCCTATGCCTAATTTGCTCAGATGTGTTAGTGCAGACTGTAGCATCTCTGCTAGTTCGGGTTTATCGCTGTACCATTGCTGTATATCTTGCGGACGTTTACAAAGTTTAGGTTCACCTTTGCTAAACACTGATTTAGTGCCTACAAAGAATTTACTGTCAGTTGGATCAATACCACAAATGATTGCAGGACTGCCATCCCATTTAACTGTTAGTTGTGTTGTTGTGCCTGTGCCTTCTGCTAGCATATGGCGTAGACTTTCAATAAAATTTAATGCTTCTACTGCGCCAGCATATCCGCTATTAAAAACTAAGTCTTCAATATGTTCAAGGTGAGTGTTTTTGCTTTCTGTTAAAAGCCACTTAGGTGTTTCTTTTTTTATTTCAAATAAGTTCATGGTTTTGCGTCAAGTGCATCTAGTTGTTTTAACAGTGCTTGTTTTTGTTGTAGTGTTAATTTACTAATATCAGGTAGTCGACTTCTGTCAACTACGTTAATATTAAGTTCTTTCATAGCACCCGATACAACTGCTGGGTCAATGCCTTGTTTTTGTAATATGTCTATAATAGCTTCGCTGTCTGTTGGACTGCCAGCAGCCTTCCATGCGGCCTGTAGTTTGTCTGCGGTAACCTTAGTAGTAAGGTTATGTCCTACTGTTTGTGCTTTGTTTTTAACTGCACCAATACCTTTGCCTAATAGATTTGCAGCTTTATCACCTAAGCCTGCTTTGCCGTAGGTACCTTTAGCAGTTCTACCCTGGGCATGTTTGCCTGCCATACCTCTGCTAACATTAGCCGCCGCTGTTTTAAATTTATCAAATAGTCCTTCAGCAATGATAATATGTTCAAACAATGCTGTGACCTGTGTTGTTGAAAGAACAATACTTTCCATAGCATCAATACTTGGTCTTGTTGCTACTAGTTTACCTGCTTTGTCATAGATATTGAGATCTATACCATCTGTTTTATATGAAAACTTGTCAAGCGGAAATTGTTGTTTAACCCCACTTGGAATATCCCAAGGGTTAGCAGGTTGTAGGCCTGTGGTATGTTGTTGTAAGGTCGACGATGTTGTAGTTGTATCTCCACCTTTCATCGCTTTGCCTAACGCACCAGCAGCATAGGCCATGCCACCTGTTTTAATTCCTTGTCCAGCGGCTGTGCTAAACTCCTCACCTTGCAATAACTTATCAGTCATTTTTAATAAGCCAAGTGCGGCTGCTCCGCCAGCACCTGCACCGC